CTCACAACTTGATCCTCACTTCCTTCTGATTACGAATTTCCAAAACCGTTCGACTACGAATACCCCAAACCTCAAGCTCACGATCAACATATTCATGCTGCTTAGCCAGAGACTCAGCCCTATTCTCTTCCATTTCCTTGAAGTCTTTCTCAGTAGGCTGACCATAACCACGCCATTCCCAAAAGAAATCAGGAACCTGAGGTCTACTCCAACTCAAAATCGGAACCCATTCTTCAAGCTTAGGCTTAGCCTTACGACGAGAGGGAACAACTTCACTCTCATCAATAATCTCAAAGAACATTTCACTAGGCTGTTCACTCATCAGTTTTCCTTTCCACTACCGGGAAGCTTGTTGATACGAATAGTCTCATTGCCGATCTTTGCCGTATTGGGAATACTAGCCGCACAATAAGGCTCAGCACGATACAACTTCTTAGGGCCAGCAAAACGATGAGAATAATCGCTGCCGTCAGGATTACAAGCACCGTTAGCCAAACTACTGAAATAACGAATAATAGATGACAAACCGATGCGCCGACCCTTATCGGTAATCAATACATACTGCGTATCGTAACCGTCAGTAATCGACTCCCACTCAGTTACAATACCGTAATCAGTATTGCGAACAATAAGCGCACGACCAACCCAGTCATTTGCTACATCGTCAAGCTTACGCATTAGCAACCCCCGTTTCATTAGATGAACATTTAGCCGATACAATACCGCACACAATACATGACGAATAGGTCACCAGATCGGTGACCCATTTCGTAAGCAAATGTGTGATGAACTGATCCACTAAGAGCAGGCTATCAGGCAGGAAATGGGTACGCAATAGGTAGGGGGTGAAAGTTTTTGGGAAAATCTAGCGGTCGAAGAAACGGTCGAGAAATAGCTCAGGTCTGTTCCTAACGTTAAAAACGGCGAGCCTGTCCGCCCGCCGTTCCTAACGTTAAACCTGACCATTTGGTTCTTAACGTTAGAAACGCCCTGCGATTTAACGTTAAGATAGTACAGAAATTTAGTATATTTTTTTAGCCCATATTTAGGCTTCTCAAAAAACCCAATTTCCTAACCATTTTCAGGCACAACAATTGTCTCTAAGAAATCCATCATTCGACCCTCAAACTTCATCCTACCCAGGTGTAACATATCAATACTTGGATCGACCCAAACGTCACCGTCAATATCTTGCCAGTACCTACAGAAACCATAATCTTCTGATAGGAACCGGCCATCAGAATCAACATAAGAATTAAAGAAGGCATACGTCCACTTCTTCTCTTCCTTAGAAAGCGAACCGGTATCGTCTTTAAACTTGAGATGCGGATATTCTCTAATCATCTTCTCAATGACACTACGCTGAATCAACATGAAACCAGTACCCGCGTCATAAATATTGATAGCACCATTGTCTACATTCACAACACCCTTGTTGTTCTTTACTGGGTTGACAACATACCTCAAACTTTTAGCCATAAGATCTTTTGGTTCTATTCCCGATTTCACTAAATCAGAGACTTTATCCCACCTAATTGACTTGATTGGGTAAGAACCTGTAATAATCTCTTTGTCGTGCCACAAAAGCTTTATGATGTCCTCATAATCAAAACCAATGTCTGCATCTATAAACATTATGTGAGTAAACTCTGGATTTGACATAAACTTTGCAATCAAATTGTTTCTCGCACGGTTTATGAGAGAATCAGAAATAGTGCTTATCGCAAAATTAAGACCAATCTCTTTAAAGCCCATCGCCATCTTTATGGACGACATAAAGAAAGGTTCAGTGACTTGTTGATCGTAACAAGGTACAGCAATTAGCGGATACCATCCAGAAACTTGGTCATGACTAATTTCAATCTTTTGTTCTGTTCTTTCGAGCACACCGAAATTATAGCAAAAAAAAACCCCCGGCTTGCGCCGGGGGTCAAAAACCTTTAGGTTTTTATTTACGCTATCAGGAAGCGTTAGCGGTACGCTTTGAGGTCTTAGCACCAGCCTCAGAAGCAGTCACACCAGTAGTCGGAACTTTTGCGCTACCAGTTGCGCTAGTAGCCTTGAAGTAAAGCTTGTTCTCATTCTTGTCAAAACGAATGATAACCTTGTAACCCAACTTCTTAGCCTGCGCACGAATACGCTGTTGCATCGAATTGTAAGCATTACCTGCCTCAATTCCCTCAATGCAAAAACGCTCACCGTTAGTAGCGGAAGCAGTCAAGCAATCAACAATTGCCTGAAGTTCTTCCGAAACTCTACCCTCACGGGTAATCTCTGGGAAATGATCTACCTTCTGAATGTTGAACATATTGTTCTCCTGTTGAACACTAGTCCCGACCGGCCATCGGTCGTTCTTCCTAGTGGCACCCATTGTATCGGACTAGGCGACCCTCCGTTGCAGTAGCAAAAAGATTTCAGAAAACTTTTCTAAGACTCATCTAAGGGGCGAAGCGATACTCAATGTGAGTGGTGATCTGAGTCTTCATCCAATTCGCCACCAAGTCCCTTGATCGCATCTGCCATCTTATCTATGACAGATTGCTTGATCAAAAGGTCAAGACGCAGCGATGCGTTTTCCTGAGCGAGTGCAGAAATAATCGCTTGCGGATCAACTTGAGTCAATTCTTCAATTTTTAGAGGCTTTCTAGCCATAACCCACCTTCTTTCTTATCAAAACCGTTTTCGAATTCACCAGTACCAGCGTTAAACCTTCTTACAGTTCCGAACTCTGGCACATCTTCATCGAAATCGTATTCCTTATCAGGATACATTATTTCAATATCCACTTCCTCGGTAATTGCAATATTTTTTACACAAGACGCCGTAGCCCCAGCAAGAGCGTCAGCCAAGTCTTTAGAACCAGTAGCAGGGTGATCAATCTTGTTATTGCCGAACAATCTCAGCTTCAATAACTCTTCCTCCACAAGAATCTCGTTCCAATAACCTCGCAACCTAGTGTCATAAATCGCTGTTAGAAGAGTGTCATAGTCTGTCTTCTTTACGCTATGAAAGTCCGCGTTGATACCTTGAGCCTTAAGTGACTGGATCATCTCAACAGACTGCCAGCGGTCGAATGTAACAAGAGCAACATCAAACTTGCGACACAAATCAACAATTAACTGTCTTACCGAAGCGAAGTTGATTTCATTTCCAACACTAGCTTCCCAAGAGTAAACGAGATCCATATTGACTACAGGAAGTCTCTCAACTCCTATTGAAGTCTGAATCTCTTTCATTCCTGGGCTGTGTACCATACACAAAGCAGCCCTATCTCGTTTCAAAGCGAGGTCCACATGAATGAATCTTGTTCGACCGTCAGTCCCGTTAAACCACTTCTTAAAAGAACCATCGTCTTCATCAACCGGACTATCCGCGTGATTAAAAGCTTTCCTAACTAGTTCAGGATCACGGAAGTATGCGTCTTCCATGTTAGGTGGTTCACACTCAAACCTAGCCCTAGCTTCAATCGGATTACGAATGTATTCCGACTCCAACTGATGCCTTTCAATAGTCGGATTAACTTCCCACGTAGCAGCTTTGATAGTCCAAGTCTTAGGCTCATTCTTCTCATTCGCATTGATAAATCTTGTCTGAATAAAGTCACCCTTATAACGCGGAAACGAAAGAAGGATAACTTTCCCAACCTCAGGGAAACGAGACATGACAGACAACTTACTCATATTATAAATTGCTGACGCCGAACCCTTAGATCTAACTTCTCCTCGTAACTCCGCATCAGTCTTGAACGCAGCAATTTCGTCAAGGATTACAGTCAATACTTCGTAACCTTCCCAACCTTCACTTTCAGAGTGACCAGAGAAACATCTCACCGGCCTAGAGAAGAAAAAGATTTCAGAAACTCTAGGTTCAAACCCAACCTCATTAAAGAAAGGCGATGACAGCAGAAGGTTCTTCAATGGCTCAAAGAAAACCCTCTGCGCCTGCTGAGCGTTCACAGCGAGGTTCAGGAGGTCAATATAGACACCGTTCGCCTTACCGAAGTACGACAACGGATCTCTAAGACAATGAAGCAAGTACGCCGTATAAGCGATTGAAATACGTGCGCAGTGATCCTTACCACTACCCTTACCCAACATGCAAATAACTTCATTGTCGGTGTACTTGTTATACCACTCAGTTCCAGCCTCTTCACCATAGAGTTTCTGCAACGTCTTCTCTTTAAAAATCTGCGTACTATGGCGCACGATCTCTAACTGAATAGGAGATAGCTCTGGTAGACCAAGATACTTTCTATCCTGAACAAAAGTCTGAATAGAAACAGGCTCTTCTTCCAGCTCCTCTTGCTTTAGAAGCCGGTCAAAGTCTTTCAATTCTAGATTAATACCAAAGATGTCTGACATTTTCCCTCTTAACTGTAAATAAAACCTTTATTCGAGACCCCACCAGAAGACGTTGACTTTTTAGTACTTCTCAACAACAACCGATTCTTCTTCAACTTCAGTCTCAGACATAATCTCAAAAGCGACAGCGAGTTCTTTTCTAACCTCTTCAGCAATTTCTGGATACTTAGAAATAACGTCGCGTAGAACCTTTGACAGTATCTGATTGACATTCTCTGCCTTCTGCATTCGCTGAATATAATCAGCGTCAGCATTGTTAGCAGTACTCATCAACTTATGC